GGGGTTGTCGTTTCTTACGATTACCCTCCCTACCTTTGCAAAGGACTTCGAAAGAAGTCTCGAACTTGGGAAGGTGGATGAATCCGCGTTTAAGTCGTTTCACAAACGCGGGAGGCTCCCGGCATTTCTGTCGGGTTACTCTCATCTCGTCTTCGATCGTACTAGTGGCGTCCTACTCGCCGAACCCAATGTCGACGCGATTCAATCCATTCGTCAATTAACTTTGATGTTTGGAAAGATTCTTGTTGACTGCAGCGAAAGACGGAAACGTCTCGCGTTGCGTGAGTTCGTCGAGTGTGAGAAGGAAGTTCAGATCAGAAACCAAGGAGAGTTTTCACACTTTCACAAGGTTTCCAGTCTGCTTTTCGGATCGTTCTTCACTGCTCTGGATCGTAAGATTCACGATGGTGAGCTTGACCCGAAGCATGGTCCTGGTGCTACCGCTGATCGCCTAGTTGGCAATCAGAAGTACGTCCAGACTACATGGCCATGCCGCCTCGACACGTACTTCCCTTATGGGGAGATGGTGTTACCGAACTGGTCATTCTTAGATCAGCTCGACGAGGTGAACTTCCTCGAACCCGAGGCGGAGGTTCCCGTTAAGGTTACCTTCGTCCCTAAAACGATGAAGACCCCGCGGATTATCGCGATAGAACCGACTGCGATGCAGTGTGCACAGCAAGCGGTTCTCCGTCTTGTCCAAGAGGAGATTGAGGGTTGTTACCTCAATCTCTTTATCGGACTTGATGACCAAACGCCTAACCAGCGCTTGGCTCTCAAGGGATCTGTTTCTCAAGATCTTGCAACACTCGACTTGAGTGAAGCTTCCGATAGGGTCTCTCATGAGATCGTTTCCCTCCTTTTGAGTTCACACTGTCATCTACATGATGCGGTGATGGCTTGCAGGAGTAAGAACGCTCTCCTACCTGGCGGAGAAGTCATTTCTCTCGCCAAGTTTGCGTCTATGGGTTCAGCCCTCTGTTTCCCAATGGAGGCGATGGTCTTTTTGACCGCCATCTTCGTCGGGATCCAAGCGGACTTAGGACGTTACTTGACCAGCTCGGATATCAAATCCTACGCTGGTAGGGTGCGTGTCTACGGGGATGACTTGATTGTCCCTGTAGATCATGTGCGCTCCGTGATACGTTCCCTGGAGTACTTCGGTCTCAAGGTGAACGTCAACAAGTCCTTCTGGAATGGCAAGTTCCGGGAGTCTTGTGGGAAGGAGTACTACGATGGAAAGGACGTATCAGTTGTCCGTGTCCGTCGAGTTTTTCCCTCGTCACGGAAGAACGTGCAGGAGACACTTTCACTTGTATCTCTCAGGAACCAACTCTTTTGGGTTGGTCTGGAAGACGCGGTGGATCTTCTTGATCGTCAGGTGTTCCGACTTATCGGGCACTTTCCAATCGTTGAAGAGGGTTCTCCTGTACTTGGCCGGCATAGTCATCTACGTACTGATAACCGTACGAAGCATAGACTAGTAAATGACATCCCTATGGTTAAGGGATGGCTAATACGTCCACGGATCCCAGTTAATGAGATCGATGGATGGCCGGCCTTGCGTAAGTGCCTAGCTGCGTTGAATCGTCGACCACCGGGTCCTATTAGTTTAGGACTACGGTTAAAGGCCGACCGCAGCATAGAAAACGTTGGGATTGCCACCCCAACTGATCACTTACGTCGTTCTGGACGCCCCCGAGTCGTCGACATCAAACTCGGGATGGGTCCTAGTCGGTAATACCGACTGGGCTTTGCGTGTTTGCACATGCAAGGGGGGAGCTACCTAGGAGGTGCGGCCTTTGCCGCGTCGTCTTCACTTTCCAGCAGATTTCCGAGACAATCGGAAACACGCTGGCGTGTAAGACGCCTTCCG